TGATAGAACAGCATTTCCGTCTGGATTTTCTATTCTAATTTTATAATTACCATCAACAGCTAATGTTGCGTTAACTGTTAATTGTGTTGCTGAATCTCTTGTAACTGTATCTGCTGTGTACCAAATACCAGTTGATGTATTAATAAATTCTACTTGAGGAGTAATAACAAAATTCGTTCCTGTAATAACAATGGATGTTTGAGTGTTATCTATTGTGTCAGGAGTGATTGAAGTAATCGTTGGTTTTGTTTCACCAACAGTAACAGAGCCACCTAAAGATACAGGTGAACCATTTATAGTAATAGATGAATTAGCTAAATCAGAATTAGAAACTGTACCATCTGATATTTTAGATGATACTACTGCATCATTTGCAATTTTATTTGTCGATACAATTCCATCTGCTAAATCTGCAGCTGTTAAAGCTGAAGGTGCAGGAGCTTTTCCAACATATGCCATTTATAATTTCCTTAATTAAGCTGAGATAGTATCTACAACACTTGTAATAATATCAACTGAAGATGCGGCAGAAGCATAAGCTTTAACTGCATCACCAGATTGTAAAACAACTTTTGAACCACCATCAATTAATTCTAAAGAACCGCCTACAGGAATAGGTGCATCTTTAATTATATGATAAGTAGTTGAACTGTTCTCTACATATACAGTAACATCTACTGATGTGCCAGAAGTATTAGTACATCTAATACCAATAATAGCATCATCAGAATCTGCTGCTGACCTTAATGTTGTAGGAGAGCCAGAACTGTTTGAGATATTTTGTTGTAAAAATCTTTCGAAATCTTGTGCCATAGAATTATCCTAATTATAACATTTTTTTTATAGTTTGTCAACTAGAGAGCAATAGCCATAGCTACAGCAAAACCTGCAGAAGCCTTACCATCTAATTGAGTTTGAATTGCACTTGTTACTCCATTTAAGTACCCAAATTCAGTATTATCTACTGACCCATCATGAATTAAGTCTGCACTTAATCTATTTGATGCATCAATAGTAGCTTGTTTACTATCTATTTGAGTTTGAATTGCAGAAGTAACGCCATTCAAATATTGAAATTCTGTATTGTCAACTGAACCATTTGCAATCTTAGTAGCATCTATACCAGAAGCTAATGTTGCTACTCCAGTATTATTTATAGTAAATGCACCAGAGAATGCTTGATTTTCCCATTTACTTGATACGCTATCATAAAGTAATACATTTGAATCTGCAGCTGAAGAAATAGTTACATCATTCATTTCAGCTAATTCATTTTCAAGTGCTACTGCATTTGTAACAAAGGCTGTTGTAGCAACTTTAGTTGAACTATCACCTGCTGTAGGAGTAGGTGCAGAAACTGTTCCTGTAAATGTAGGAGAAGCTAAAGGTGCTTTAAGTGTATCTAAACTTGTAAGTTGAGTTTGTATATTACTTGTTACACCATTTAAATATCCAAATTCTGTATTTGATATTGAACCATCATGAATCTTAGTTGCATCTATTGCAGCACTAGCATTAATATCTGCATTAACAATTACACCTGAACTAATTGCAGCAACACCTGTATCAGCAATTGTAATATCTCCTGATACTACATTGTCAATCCATTTAGATGTAGCTGTATCATAAAATAATAAAGAACCATCAGCAGGTGAAGTAATGGTAACATCAGTTAATTCATCTAATTCATTTGCTGTTGCAACTTGAGAATCTACATAAGCTTTAATTGCTTTAGCAGAAGCAAGAGTATCATCACTTGCAGATACACTTGTTAAATCTATATCTAAAACTCCTGAAGCAAAATCTGCTACTTCAAGATTTGTTATACTATTACCAGTACCATTAGCATTAAATGTTTTATTTGTAAATGTATCAACAGTAGCTTTACCAACTAATGTATCTGTTGATGTTGGTAATGTTAATGTTCCAGTATTTGAAATTGTAGAAATAACTGGAGTAGTTAAAATTTTATTTGTAAGAGTTTGAGAACCAGTTAATGTTGCAACTGTAGAATCAATATTAAATGTTACTGAATTACCTGAACCAACTGTATCAATACCAGTACCACCAGTTAATGTTAATGTTTCAGTATCTAAATCAATTGATAATGCACCACCAGTATCTGCTTGAAAATCTAAATCACTAGCTGTTACTTGTGCATCAACATAAGTTTTAATAGCTTTAGCACTAGCTAATGTATCATCACTTGCTGAAACTGATGTTAAATCAGTATCAACACTTGTAATAGCACTTGATGCACCAATTACTAATGCATCTAAATTAACAGTACCATCAAAGTATGCATCTTTAAATTCTAAAGATGAAGTACCTAAATCAATATCGTTATCTGTAATTGGAACAATTGCTCCGTCTTGAACTCTAAATTGTTGTGTTGATGTACCAGCTACATCTATATAAAATTCTAAATGGTCATTAGTAGTATCGACTAATATTTTATTTAAAGGAGTTGCAAGTCCTGCATCTCCAATTAAAGCTATAACAGGTCCTTCAGCAGCAGTACCATCATGTTTGTGTCCTGTAGCATTATTAAATGCTGCTAGTATTTGATTATATTCATTATTAAATAGCGATGCTGCAATAGTATCGCCATCATTAAGTGTACTTTGTCTAGTATATCCTGCCATGTTATCTTCTACCTCCTGCTATAAATGAAACAAACATTCCGTTTACTGAGTATGGAGCATTAGTATCATTACTAAAAAATTTAAAGTTGTTTGAAAAACCACTTCCTGTTACTATTATACTTTTACTTGGTAAGCTTGATGCTCCAAATATTGCTGCACCAAAAACTGCTGTACCAAAAACTGCAGCAGAACTTAAATTACCTACTGCAAAATTATTAGGTTGCGGAACTTCAGAATTATCAAAATCATATCTAATTCTTAATTGTAAATCGTTTTGTGTTCCTTCAGGTTCAATATTAGCTTTTACTTTGTATAAACTTTTTCTTAAACCATTATCACCATAATCCATATCTGGTGTTTGAAACTCTGCGTCAACATTAGTACCATCAAAACTATTGCCAGTATCATGTTGATAAATATATCCAGACTCATCTGCGTGATATATTAATTCTGTTCCTGCACTATTTAATAATGATGTGCAAAATTTTACAGGTAAACCTTTTGTTTGACTCCATTCAAAAGCAGGAATACCTTCAGCACTATATTTAAATGTACCTATAAGGCCTTGTTGACCTGAATCAGCTTGACCAGATTGATAATAAAATAATCTGTACTGACTTCTTTCTCTAATAACAATACTTGATAAAGTATAATTACCAATATTATTTAATAAGTCATTTATAAGAGGTAATATTTTTCTACTAATAGAACTTAATTCAACGTCATCAATTCTAGCAGTACCAGCAATTGTTCTTAATCCATCAGGTGCTAAGAATATTAAATCTCCACCTATCTCTTGAATTGAGTTGCCATTTACACAACCTATATTTTTAGTTACTGATTCAATTATAGGAGTCGAATCAAGATTTGTCAACTGATAAATACTGTTTTTACAAAATATAATTAGTGAATTTCTAAAGACTTTTATACCAGTTATTACATCACCTACATCTATAGAACCTGAAGAAGCACCTTGCCAATTCCAAGGTTGTAATCTAGTACTATAATATATTGTACTAGGTTCATCATCACTACCTGCAACTATTATTCTTTCTGCAAATTTTTCAATAAACTTACATCCTTCTGGAGCAGATACATTTAATTCTTGAAAATGATAACCATCAAAATCTATTTGAAATTCTGCAATTTTATTTTGTCCATCTACTATATAGATAGCACCATTTTCACCTTCAGATTCAAAAATAGCAAATTGAACATTAGATTGATTAGTTCTTGGTAGTGTTGTGCTTGCAGCTAAAGATGCTGGAGCTAATCCACCATGATATAATGTTAAACCATTTTGAGTAAATGTTGTATTAGCATTTGAAAATAAAGTTATCTGTGTATCACTTTGAATAGATAATACATGATAATAATATCCAT